AAAAAAGAAATAAAATGGGTCAGAAATTACAAATAGAATTAGAAGTTGACAATAAGGGCGCAATTAAAAGTATAAAATCTTTAAATGATAATTTAGTAAATCTAAATGAAACAACAGAAAATACTAAAAAGAATACTTCTGCATTAAAAAAAGGCTTAATTGCAGTAGGTAGTGCAGGTAAAAAAGTAGGTAAAGGAGGGTTAAAGGCTGTTGCATTTGGTTTAAAAGGAATTGGTAAGGCATATAAAGCTGCTGGGATTGGCTTAATTGTTTCTGCATTTGGTTTATTGTTTGCTGCTTTCAAAGAAAATCAAGCAGTTGTAGATAAGTTTAATGTAGTAATGCAAACTATAGCAAGTGTAGGTAAACAAGTAGGAGATGTTATAGCAGGAGTTTATAAAAACGTATCACAATCTACAGAAAACTTTGATGCACTTGGTAAGGTTTTAAAAGGTGTTCTTGATATTGCTTTAGTTCCAGTTCGTGTAGCATTTCAAACTATCAAAGGCGCAATAATAGGCGCACAACTTGCGTGGGAACAATCTTGGCTTGGAGGTAATGATGATGCAAGAATTGCTGAATTAAAATCACAATTAGACGAAGTAGGTCAAGAATTTATAAACATAAAAGATGACGTTGTTGACGCATCAAGTTCTATTGCAAATAATTTTACAGAAGCAGTAAGTGAAGCAACAAGTATAGCTGGAGATGTTATTGAAGGAGTTAAAGAAATTAGTATTGAAGCAGCTTATGAAAATGCAGAAGCAAATATACAATTAAAAAAATCTGCAGATATTGCAAGAGCAGCTAATCAAGGATTGATAGAAGATTATGATAGGCAAGCAGAACAACAAAGACAAATTAGAGATAATGATTTAATAAATATCGAAGATAGAATTAAAGCAAACGAATTATTAAAACAAAAACTTGAGGAGCAAGAAAAATTAATGCTTGAAAATGTAAAAGCTATACAAGATGCAGCACAAGCACAATTTGATTTGACAGGTAAAGATGAAGATTATATAGCTTTATTAGAAGCTAAAAATGAAGTTAAGGCAGTAGAAGCACAAATTGAAGGCTTTATGTCAGAACAAGAATCTAATCGTGTGGCATTGCAAAAAGAAAAAATTGAATTAGCTCAATCGGAAACAGATGCTACAGCAGAAAGGCAAATAGCTGAAAGAAATTTTAATGCAGAAATGATGGAAAATGATGTGTTAAGATTACAAGCGCAACAATCTAATGCTATTAAAGAAAAAGAATTAGAAGAAAAAAGATTAAAAGATAAAAGAGATTCATACCAAGCAGGTACTCAAGCGTTTCAAGATGCACAAAATGAATTAGATGCTTATTCAGAAGAAAGTGCAAGAAATCAAGTTAAAATACAAAAAGATTTAGATAAAGCTAAAGAAACACAAATGACTCAAACTTTAGGAAATCTTGCAACTATTGTAGGTAAAAACTCAAAGTTTGGTAAAGCTATAGCAATAGTACAAGCTATTAGAGATACTTATGCAGGTGCTACAAAAGCATTATCACAAGGAGGTATATTTGGTTTTATAGGTGCAGCAGCAGTTACTGCAGCAGGTATTGCAAATGTAAAAGCTATAACATCAACACCAGACCCAACGCCACCAGCAGGAGCGTCTGTAGGCGGAGGTTCATCAATTCCACCAACACCATCAACACCACCTGCATTTAATATAGTAGGTCAGGGGGAAACAAGTCAGTTAGCAGACGCAATAGGAAGTCAAGCGAGTGAACCTGTTAGAGCATACGTTGTAAGTAATGATGTAACAACTGCACAAGGGCTTGAAAGAAATATTGTAGAAGGAGCAACAATATAAATGCAAAATTTTTAATTTAATACGTTATATAAAATATGAAGATAGTCGAATTAATACTTGACGAAAATCAAGATGCTTCTGGAATCGAAGCAATATCCATAGTTGAAAATCCTGCCATAGAAGAAGATTTTGTTGCTTTAAAAAGTAATGAAATTAAACTTGCAGAAATAGATAAAGAAAAAAAGATATTAATGGGAGCTTTGTTAATACCAAACAAACCTATATATCGAAATAATGGAGAAGATGAATATTATATATACTTCTCTAAAGATACGGTATTGAAAGCATCCCAAATGTATTTGACAAAAGGCAATCAAAACAATTCTACATTAGAACACCAACATTCATTAAGTGGTTTAAGTTTAGTAGAATCTTGGCTTGTTGAAGATGAAGTACACGACAAGTCCAGAAAGTATGGTATGAATGTACCTGTAGGAACTTGGATGGGAGCTGTAAAAGTCAACAATGATGAAGTTTGGAATGACTATGTAAAAACAGGTAAAGTAAAAGGGTTTTCAATAGAAGGCTACTTTGCAGATAAAATGGAACGACCTAAAGATTCTGTTGGATTATCAGAAGATAAAGAAGCAGACGATTTATTAGATAAAATAAAAGAGATATTAACTAATGCCTAAAAAAACATTTTTTCCAAGTCATTCAAGCCCTAAAAGTTCAAGACGTGCTTGTTTATGTAAAGATAAAAATACTTATTCAAGAAAATGTTGTGATGGCTCTTTATGGGCGCAAGGCATAGGAGTTATATCAAGAACAATATGAAAATGCAAAAAAATTAATTAACCACGTTATATATATAATTATGAAATCAACTGAAATGTTAAACCAAATCAAGACGCTTCTAAACATAGAAGTTAAACTTGAAGAACAAAAACTTGAGAACGGCACTCGTGTAGAAGCAGAGTCGTTTGAAAAAGGTAAAGAGATATTCATTCTTACAGATGACGAAAAAGTTGCTATGCCAGTAGGAGAATACCTACTTGAAGATGGTAGACTTGTAGTTGTTGCAGAAGAAGGAATTATTGATGACGTTAGAGAAGTATCTGACGAAGTTCCACAAAAGGAAGAAGAATCTAAAGATGAAACCGAAGATTTAGAAAAAGAAGAAGAAGAAATGGAAGAAGAAGCTGACGTTGAAGATTGGGCTGGTATGGAAAAAAGAATTAAAAATCTTGAAGATGCCATTGCTGACCTTAAATCTAAAGTAGGAGAAAGCAATATGGAAGAAGAAAAAGAAGTTGAAATGGAAGAAGAAGTTTCAAGACAACCTAAATCCAGAACAATTAAAGAAGAATTTAACGAAGAAGTAAACGAGCAATTAAAGGAAGAATTATCACAACCTGCTGCTGCTCCAATCAAGCATAATCCAGAAGCTGGAAATGCAAAAAAGGAAAATTTTAGAATTGCTCCTAACAGACGCCCTTCTACAATGGACTATATATTAAATCAATTAAATAAATAAAATAAAAAATTATGCCACAACCAACTATTACTACTACTTATGCTGGAGAATTTGCAGGTAAGTACATCGCTGCTGCTCTATTGAGTGGTAACACATTAAGTCAGGGTGCTGTCGAGATTAAGCCAAACATTAAGTTTAAAGAAGTTATGAAAAAAGTAGTTACTTCTGGTTTAATTACAGATGATTCTTGTGACTTCACATCTGCTGGTTCTGTAACACTTACAGAAAGAATTATCCAGCCAATAGAATTTCAAGTAAA